CCAATAGAAATAAATTTATATGAACAAGGAAAGATTGAAGAATAAACTTGACATAGGATATTATGACATTATATTAACAGAATCATTAACTACTACGAAAGGTAAAAAGACATGAGTATAAACTTAGAAGAGGACAAAGTCGATTCGTTAGCAAATACGAATGACATGAAAGAATTATCAGAACAGGTTATCAAATTAAGAACCTTGGAAGATAAATTCGCTGCAAAAGAAGAAGAATTAAAAAAACTAAAAAATGATATGGATGTTTTATCTGGGGACGTTATACCCACGATGATGACAGAAATGAATATATCTAAATTTAGTTTATCAGATGGGGCTGGCGTAGAAGTTAAACCCGTCTATGGTGCTTCCATTCCTAAAGCAAAACAGGAAGAAGCATTTAACTGGCTTCGTAGTCATGGCTTAGGGGATCTTATTAAAAATGAGGTCACCGTTTCCTTTGGTCGTAACGAAGATAACAAGGCTGCAGAATATGCTGTCCTTGCACAAGGTCATGGATATCAACCCACCCAGAAGTTAAAGGTTGAGCCTATGACACTTAAAGCATTGGTTCGTGAGCGTATCGAAAAGGGTGATGATATGCCCACGGATCTATTTAACGTGTTCGCAGGAAGCCGAACCAAAATAACAAGGAAATAGAAACATGAACAAAGAACCAACAATCAAAAAAGAAAATGCAGTGGCTACAAACGTAGTGTTTGAAGCTGATGCAAACGTGCTAACTGGAACGGTAGGTCAAGATGATCTTGCATTACCTTTCCTTAAAATACTTGGACAGTTATCTCCTGAAGTAAACAAGAGAGACGGTAAGTATGTTGAAGGTGCAGAACCTGGAATGATTTATAATTCAGTAACAGGTGAACTCTTCAATGGTGAACAAGGAGTCCCAGTGATTCCATGTTACTACAAACTCGAGTATGTCGAGTGGAAAGATAGAGGAAAAGATGGATCTGGTGCGCCAGTAAATATCTATCCTTCATCAAGTGACATTATGACTAAGACAACAAGAGGTGGAGACTTCAAAGATAGATTGCCAAACGGAAATTATATCGAGAAGACTGCACAACATTTTGTGTTAGTTAATAGTTCTTCACCAACTACTGCGTTGATTGCTATGAAATCTACTCAATTAAAAATTAGTAGAAAATGGAATAGCATGATGCAAAGTATTAAGATGCAAGGTAAGAATGGTATGTTCACACCGGCATCTTTTAGCCATCTTTATCAACTAAAAACCGTGCAACAGTCTAACGACAAAGGTACATGGTTTGGTTGGGAGGTGAGCAAAATAGGTCCAATCGAAGACGCTGCATTGTATCAACAAGCTAGAAGTTTTTCTGAAAGCATTTCAAAAGGAGATGTTCAAGTTAAACATGGTGAGGAAGATACTGCTAAGTCTAAAGACGGATCAGCTCACTACTAATATTCCCCTCCGGGAATGGTTGCAACAGAGGTGGCGAAGCGAGAGTAGAGCCACCTCTACTAAAGAGGAAAGATGGAAAATAAATTTATAGAAATATTTACAGGTCTTAAACGAGACTATGGTTATGCAGATATAAACTCTGCATACAAAGATCCTTCCACAGGTAAACTTAAATTAAAATATGGTTGGGCAGCAAAAGAATTATTAGAGTCTGATTATTTAGATCATCTTACAGGTAAAAAATCTATCGGTATTCAACCTTGTAATGATGAAGGACTCGCAAAGTTTGGAGCAATTGATATAGACTCTGATGAATATAATAACTTTGATCTTCGAAAATATTTAGAAATTATTGATAAGAAAAACATTCCAGTCGTACCCGTCAAATCTAAAAGTGGTGGACTTCATATATATGTATTTTTTAAAGAACCAGTCAAAGCAAGTTTTGTAAGAAATTTTTTAGATAAGTTATTATTTACATTTGATTTAAAAGCATCAACAGAAATATTTCCTAAACAAACACAACTAGGTATTGGATCAGATCAAAAACCTATTAACGGTAACTTTATTAATTTACCTTACTACAACCGTAATGAAAGAGTAGGTGTAAATCTAGATGGTAGTGAATTTAACTTTGAACAATTTATAAAAGTCGTCGAGGCTAACACAAAGACTAAAGAAGATCTAGAAGAATTCGCTAATGAATTAATAAGACTAGAACTTACAGGTGGTGCTGATGAATTTATAGATGGTCCTGTATGTCTACAAAGATTATCAAAATCTAAACTAGATGATTACAGAGACAGATTTATTTATAACTATATGGTGTTTGCTAAAAAGAAATACCCTGACAATTGGGAAGAAAAACTTTTAGAAGGTGCAAGAAATTATATAGTCTACGATAATATTTGGGGTGATGAAAAAGTAAAACAAAAAATTAAAGCCTATAAAAAAGATACTGCAGGCCATACTTGTTCAGAAGAACCTATCAATAGTATGTGTGTTAAATCAGAATGTCTTAAAAGAAAATTTGGTGTGGCTTCGGATAAGGTTAAAAAATTTCCAACCTTATCTGCATTAATTAAAATAGATTACTCACCGGATCCAGAGTTTAGATTTACTGTACATTATAATGATAAGGTAGAAGGTGAAACGACTCAACAAATAATCGCTAGAGATATTAATTACATCATGGACCAAGAAAAACTTAGGCGTTTAATTGGAGCACATACACCTATTCCACCACCACGGATCAAGGGTGATGATATGCAAACTGTTTTAGATGTTTTATGGCAAGGAATGAAAACCGAAAAAGCTCCACCAGGTACATCACCAAAAGAAGTATTACACAAACATTTAGAAGACTACATTCATGGAGTTCCAGCAGTAAGTGATGCTGCATTTAGAAGTGGTAGTACATTAATTGATACGGATGGCTTTGCTTATTTTGTATTTGATCCCTTTTATAATTTTTTAAAAAATAAAGAATGGAAAGCTAAGATAGATAGAACAGGACAAATGTTGATGGATTTTTTTGATGCCGAACTCAGACATCCTAAAAGATATCCTAAGAAAGCAACTGAAAAAAAATCTAACAACCCTGTAAGATGTATAAAAGTTTCTATGAAATATTTTGACAAAGAAGAAAATGAAATAGAAATATTACCAATGAAGAGTAAAAAAGATATTCTTTAATGACAAAGGTTACAAAGATATACGGCCCTCCTGGCACAGGAAAAACAGAAAAATTAATTCGAAGAGCCATGGCTTACATAAGAGTAGGTACGCCCGTAAGTAAAATAGGTTACTTTGCATTTACTCGTAAAGCAGCGCATGAAGCAAGAGATAGAATGCTTAAAAAAAATCCTGAGTATAAAAAAAAACAACTTAGATATTTTCAAACACTGCATTCTTTAGCTTTTCATAGTCTAGGACTTAGAGAAGAAAACGTTATGCAAGACTACCACTACAATGATCTTGGAAAACAATTAAGTATAAGAGTCAATGCTAAAAAAGATGCTGATGCCTCACCTTACTTAACCTGCGATAATGAATATTTTCAAATTATTTTAAAAGCAAAAGAAAAAGATATTCCAGTATGGGATGAATATTGTACTGGTGAACATTCAACAAATGTAAAACCTGACTTATTAAAACACATTGAAGCAAATTACAATCATTACAAACATCCAGACATAAATAACTTAGTAGACTTTACAGATATGATTCATGACATCGTGCAGCAACCAGATAAAATTCCAAACTTTGATGTAGTATTTATTGATGAAGCTCAGGACCTATCACCTATACAATGGAAATTTTATGACATATTAAAATCTAAATCAAAAAATATTTATTTAGCTGGTGATGATGATCAAGCAATATACGGCTGGGCCGGTGCAGATGTAGATAGATTCATTCAAGAACCTGCTACAGAAAAAGTATTATCAAGATCAAGAAGAATTCCAAAAGCAGTACAAGATGTATCAGAAATTATTACTGCAAGAATCGCAGGACTCAGAGCAACTAAGAATTATTTACCAAGAGATGAAGAAGGATTGTGCAGTAAAATCAATAGTTTAGAAAATGTAGATCTTTACCAGGACAACTGGTTAATACTAACTAGAACTTTATCCAGGGCAAAAGAAGTATGTGATCTTTTAAAAGTAAAAGGTTTGTACTATGAAAACAGACATCAAAAAAGTTACAACACTAAACTTTACAAAGCAATTGTTAGTCACAATAAATGGTTAAATGGTGAAACAATAACTGATACAGCCAAAGCAGATATAATAGAATACTTAGGAAACAGAGAACTTATAAAAGATAGAATGAATTATAATTTAAAATGGTTTGAATGTTTTGATAATGCCCCTGCTGAAGACAAAATTTATATAAGATTAATGTTGTCAAATAAAGAAAGATTAAGTGATGAAGCACGAATCAAAGTATCTACCATTCATGCTGCAAAAGGGGGTGAATGTAAGAATGTAATTTTAGTATTGGACAATGCTAAAAAGATAAGGGAAGCTACTACCAAAAGTATAATAAAACGTGACGAAGAACACAGAGTATGGTATGTAGGTTGCACGAGAGCAAAAAGAAATTTATATTTAATGAGAGCAAAAATAGAACGAAAGGGATATCAACTATGACAGATAAAAATATATTAGAAGAAGCGTTTCCACAATACACACAGGTAGGTGGGAATCACTACACAAAGTTTCCAATTCAACCTTATGAGTTTATTTCTAAAAATGATCTCTCGTTCTTTCAAGGCAATGTTGTGAAATACGTTTGTCGTTATCAGCGTAAAGGGGGAGTGGAAGATCTTAAAAAGATTGTACACTACTGTCAGCTAGAGATGTTAAAAATAAGTGATATGAAAAAGAAAAAATAATGAACGAATTTTTGAAAGTAAGATTAAAGTTAGCCGCTGCCCTTAAAAAAATAGATAAAATTTACAGAGAGAATCAGGTAATGAAAAAAAGATTACTTAAATATGAAAAAAAAGGAATGGTTTACTACAATAACAGAAAAGGTTTAAATGAAAGTACCTCTATTTGAAGCACAGACAGAATGGATAGAACCAGAATCTTATCCTGATCTAAGACAGTACGATGAAATAGCAATTGACTTAGAGACAAGAGATCCAGATTTAAAATCTAAAGGTAGTGGTGCTATTATTGGTAATGGAGAAGTTGTAGGAATCGCTGTAGCTGTACCAGGTAAAAAATTTTATTTCCCTATTGCTCACGGATCAGGGCCAAACATGGATAAGAAAAAAACTCTTAAATGGTTTCAAGATGTTTTAAATACACCTGCAATAAAAATATTTCACAATGCAATGTACGATGTTAGTTGGATTAGATCCATGGGTTTAAAGATTCAAGGACAAATAGTAGACACTATGATTGCAGCGTCTTTAATTAATGAAAACAGATTTAGATTTGATTTAAATAGTTTGGGTTGGGATTATTTAGGTTACGGTAAGAATGAGTCTGCACTTAATGAAGAAGCAAAATCTAGAGGATTAGATCCTAAAGCAGATATGTGGCAACTCCCGGCGCTTCATGTTGGAGCCTATGCAGAAAAAGATGCAGAACTTACTTTAGAACTTTGGCAAATATTTAAAAAAGAAATCACTCATCAAGATGTAGAATCTATTTTTCAACTGGAGACAGATCTCTTTCCTTGTCTGGTAGACATGAGATTTCTTGGGGTGAGGGTTGACGTTCAAAGAGCTCATGAATTGAAGCAAGCATTAGTAATAAAAGAAGAAAACTTACTCCAGCAAATAAAAATAGAAACAGGAATAGATGTCCAATTAATGGCTGCAAGAAGTGTTGCCAAAGTTTTTGATAAATTAAAGTTACCATATGAAAGAACTGCAAAATCAAATGCACCTTCTTTTACTAAAAATTTTATTATGAATCATGAACATCCAATTGTTAGAATGATTGCGGAGGCTAGAGAAACTAATAAAGCACATACTACATTTATAGATACCATAATTAAACATGAACACAAAGGTCGTATCCATGCAGATATAAACCAGATCAGATCTGATCAAGGTGGAACTGTAACCGGAAGATTCTCTTATTCAAACCCTAATTTACAGCAACTTCCTGCTAGAAATAAGGAACTTGGACCTATGATTAGGTCTATATTTATACCTGAGAAAGGCCATAGATGGGGTAGTTTTGACTATTCTCAGCAAGAACCTAGGCTAGTAGTGCATTATGCAGCTCTACATAAATTTCCATCAGTTAATGATGTAATAGATAATTATGAAAATGATACGTCAACGGACTTTCACCAAGTTGTAGCAGACATGGCAAAGATTCCTAGATCTCAAGCTAAAGTAATTAACCTTGGATTATTCTATGGTATGGGTAAAGCAAAACTCCAGGCCGAACTTGGTGTATCAAAAGACAAAGCAGCAGAATTGTTCGATCAATACCACGCTAAAGTTCCCTTCGTTAAGCAGTTAATGAATAGTGCTTCCAATCGTGCCCAAGAGCGTGGTCAAATTCGAACTCTCTTGGGACGATTGTGTAGGTTTCATTT